GTACACAGTCTTATTCTCTCAAAAATTATTTTATCGTGATCTAAATTAATACCCGTGTTCTGATTGTTGTTTAGTTTCTCATTTGGCATTTCTTGATCTGAATAGACGTTGCCGTGAATACCTAATGCTTTAAGTATAACACGATCCACAGCTCGTTTTTCTGCAACGGCTACTGGGTAATCAAAGTCATTGTTTTGTGGAGACACCTCGCCAAACGAATGATATTTTTTTGTTTTATTTAAAGCTGTTGCTTTTACAACTGCACAACCTTTATCTAAATTACAATCAACTAATTCTATATTAGTTTCTATATTGTAATGCTGGGCCAATCCTTCTACTTCTAAATGTTTTATAATAAACTTGCCGTTTGGTTTACCAAACTTATCTTTCATTTCTATCATGCCGCCAGTTTGACGTAATCTATTCATGTAACTTTCTAATGATATTAAATTTATGACGTTACCCATTTTTATTCTCTTTCGCATAGCCAGAGTTTGAATGAAGGTAAAAGAATACTGCTGTATTAAAACCTTTGTCGTGCATCGCTACACGATCACTCTGGCTATATTTAACAAAGCTAACTGCCAAGAGAGCTACGGCTATAATTATAACAAGGAGCAAACCTTTATAATTATTTTTTTTCTTTGCTAAATATCGGTTCAGCAACCATGGCTGTAAATTCATAACTAATGGATCTGGTTTTATTTCTTTCATGCTAACCCCCATAATTTCATTGCAATATCTCTGTGTTCTCCCATACCTTTCCAAAAGAAGTGGTTAAAGTCTGGAGCTATATCTTGATGCCAAGTAGTTTTGCCAGCGTGATTTTCCATTACTCTTTCTCTACGCCTGGCTACCATCGTTAATCTATTAAGATGTTTTTTTAAATTTTCTGGTTTTAAATCATCGCAATTTTCTGGTGTAAAAACATTGTATTGATCTTCATTCATTACAAACAAATGAGGTTTCTTTTTTTCTTCACACGCAAAATAATAAAAAGCAACTTGTGATAAATGTTCATTAAATCCTAAATAACCTTCATCTAGTTTAGGTAATGAATAGTTTGATGTACCATCTTTTCTGGGTCTATTTTTTTTACGCCATTTAGTTTTAAGTTCTACAAAATTATTCTCATCTTCTAGATCTATTCTACCTATCGTTGGAAGTATGCAGCCATCTAAAGTTAAAGCCACAGATCTTTCACATTCAATAGGGGAGGTTAGATTAATTTCTCGTAATCCAGTTTTTAATGTTTGGAATGCTTTAGCTAAACCTAATCTATTCACATCGTGTTGAGCTTTGTCTGCATCATCTGCTGGTTCGTATAAATTAAATTTATCTAAAATTTTATCAAAAACTTTTCTTTGTGGTGGGATCTCTTTTTTAATTAATCCTTTACCTACTTCATGCTGCCATAAAAAATTACCAAATACTAATTGAGCTAGATCTCCAAGACAAACACCAGAAAACATTTTAGAATTTATTGGTAAAGCTCTACGTTGTTCTTGTGTAAGATATAAATATTTATAACTCCACATATCATCTGCTGCGTTAAGCTGCGATGGCGACCAATGGTTTAATTTATATAGCTCTACCCACTCTGGTAAATCTTTTATATCGTCTAAAAAATTATCATTATCCATATCAACTAAACTTTATTGGAACAATTGGTAAACATAATTAGTCTTATTGGCAAACATTATTACCAAATATGTTTAACCTCTGGTTGTGGAAAGTGGGGATAATTACTGATTAAGATTAAATTTAGGAAAAAAAGACATTTTTTTTGGAGCTGATACTTTAATAAAATCTGGATTGATACCAACACACATTTTATTTAATGGTTCTTGTGTTTTAGGATTTAATAAATCTAATGTGTAATTTGATGTTGTTTCATTTACTTTAACAAGTGCAATAATTGGCGTGCAGCCATCTTTTGATTTTTTTGCTATTGGTTCTAAATAACAAACTTTATTAATACTATCTTCGTGGAAACCTTCATAATGTTTACCAATTTTAATTCTTTCAAATAAGGATATTTCTCCATGGTATTGACTTCCAATTTTATAAAACTTAACTGCTTTAGTCTCTACTGTGTAAAAACCATCTGGTACAATAATATCAACATAATATCTTGGTGTTAAATCTTTAACCATAAAACTATCATCGGTATATGAGTGTAATTGTATTGTATCTAATTTTTTAGCTGGAAATAATATTGCAGCTGGATCACATTTAATAATTTTTGCAATGTCAATAGCATTTTCAACTGATATTTCTCTTTCGCCATTAACCCAACGATTAACAGTAACAATGTTTTTATGTAAACCTAAAGCTAAATTTTTTTGAGATATACCGACTTCCGCCATTTTTTCTTTTAGGAATGCCATATCGGATTTTTTTTTATTGTTATTAAAATTAGTTATATTGTTTACCATACTGGCAACGTAATAAATATTTAATTATGTGTCAATAAATAATACCAAAGTTGTGCATATTTTTACAACTACGAGTGCTTGTGGATAGATGGTGGTATAAACACAACATATATGGCAAACACTATTGCCAATAAGGTTATATTTCCATAATGACAATGTATGGGGTTAGAAAAATTTAGAATAAATAAAGGCTTATCTTACAAAAAACTAGCAGATTTAATTGGAATTACTGGGGTTTCTCCAGCAACGACTACTTTTAGGTGGTGCAAAGGATCTAGAATGCCTGGTCGAAATTGGATGGCAATCATTAAACAAAAAACAAATGGCAAAGTACAGCCTTCTAGTTTTTATGAATAAAAAGAAACAGAAATTATATGGCAATATAAATGATTATCCGTTGGTTGAAGTTAAGTGGCTTGATTGTCTTGCTGATAACAGCTGGATGTCAATCGACAAAGCAGCCAAACTTGAACCCGCTATCGCTTATTCGGTGGGTTATAAGCTCATCCAAACAAAATCAAAAATTACAATCTTTGCCGATTACACAATCGATCCCGAAGATCAATCAATTACAGTAGGTAACACAAACACTATTCCTGGTGCATGGGTGCAAGATGTAACGGAGATAATTTTTAAATGAAATATTTAATCTTATTAATTGTAGCAATAATTATAATACCAAAAAAAGTAAAAAATGAACCTATTGATATGGTTAAACACAATTGGGATGAATTTTGTAAAGTTTATATAGTTTACGTTAATAAGTATCCAATGCACTTTGCTGCTGGCTGTTGTGATTTTAACCACCCATCTAATGATGAACTAAAAATAGAATATTTAGGCGACAAGTTTGAAGAAAAGGAGTGTGTGTAATGGCTGAAGATAAAACATACGAAAACGAAGTTAGAATAAATAGTTTTCCACGAGATAATAAAAAGGTTAACGATAAAATTTATAGTTTAAAAGCAGACATTGATCGTATCCAAGAAGAATACGATAATTTTAAAATAGTTAGTGCTGGACATCAAAAGATAAATGGCGAGCTGCGGGTTGAGATAAAAGAATTAAAAGCAAGAATAAAACAGCTAGAAGATCCATTAAATGGTTTAAGAAAAGATGGGGATATTTAGTGGCTAGAGGAACTTTAAAAGGTAATTATTTTAATACTGGCGATCCTTATTCAGAGTGGTGCAGAGAAAATCAAGTTTACATGATTGATTGCGATGCGGTGGGGATTTGCAAGGTTTGTAAAACTCCGTTGTATTTAGCCGAGACTTGTTTTGATCGGGGCCAAACGTGGAAGGCGACTACGACTACTGAAGCTCTAGCTAATCTTGCTGGCTTACCTTCATTCCTGGTTTTCTACGAAGCTAACGAAGCTCGCAAAGTAATTAGTTTAAGAGTTACGCAGCTTACACCAGAACGAGGTAAAGAAACTCTCATGCTTCCAGATGGCTGGTTCCAGGTATTAGAACTATTGCAAGAGCAGCATAATCCGTATTGCGTTAAGAAGGAGGCTAGTTGAGTTATTTCTTTGTAGGCGATCTAAATATATTAAAAGATAAAAGATTAACACCGATTGATCGATTAGTTTATTTTAGCCTGGTGTCGTTTATGAGTAGTAAGGATGGAAAGTGTTATCCTCGATATGCAACTATTAAGCGTGATCTAGGTATTTCTAAAGCATCTATAAATAGATCAGTTAAACACCTTGCCAAACTAAAATTGATAACAGTAAAACGCTTATCGTCAACAAACCTTTACTTATTAACGCAGCAAGTGGAGCTAGAGAAAAACCGCATAAAACGGCTGAAGTCTCAATTTGATAGCACTGATGTATCACAGAGACATTTATTAATAAAACCATCCTTATATAACTATAATAGGAATGTTAATAAGTATCAAAGAGGTAAATTTATCTCCCCCCCAGTCGCTAATCATTCTAAAACAACAATAGAATATAAAGGCGATAAATACGAGTACTGCGCTGATTATGGAAATTATATTGAATATAGGAATAAGCAAGGCGTTAAGATTGCCAAACATAAATGGAAAGATGAACCTATAAAAAAGTTTGATGCCATCGATAAGGTGGCTGTCTGAAGTTAAGGTGTGTAAAGATAATGGATATATTGGATGAAGCTGGCTTGGCAGAAAGATTTATGCCTAAACCTAAAATACCAAAAGCAGCCTCAATGTTTGATATTCTTGAATATATTTATGATCCAAAGGATCATGGCTACTATAATTCAAAAAAACTAAAATTAAGAGCAAACAACAAACAGATTAATTGCTGGGATCTTACAGTAACAGAATTATTACCCCTGGTTGAACTTGAAGATCGTAAGATACTCTGGGCCAGATCTAAAAGATATTCCTGGGTAGCTTTGGGTAAGATGTTTGGTTGCCATCGTGTAACGATTAAGAAGAAGTATGTTGCAGCTGTGTTTAGTCTTGAGAGCAAGTTAAATAAAACTCTTATAGACAAGATAGATCAAATTTAGTAATTGAAAAGGTACAGTTGGATATAAAAGTATTCTAATATTATGGCTGGTCATCCACTTAAAAAAATACAATGCGAAAGTATCGCAAGAACATCTGGCAAGCAATGTAGAGCAAAAGGGTATTTAATGAAAAGTGGCCATTATCGTTGTCGCTTCCATGGTGGAGCTTCTACTGGTGCTACAACAATAGAAGGTAAACTGATCGCTTACAAAAATTTAAAACAATTTAAAAATTATACAACAGAACAATTATTACAATGGATACAAAACAAACAAATGAAATCATCAAGCGTTTAGAGCTTGGCGAACCTTTATCCAAAATTACCAAAGATAAAAAACTTCCCGATGTCTCAACTGTGTACAAGCATTGTCGAGATAGTAAGGATCTACACGATAAGATTATGCAAGCAAGGCAAACTGGCGTTTGGACTTTATTGGATAAGATTGCTGAAGATATGGAAATACCAAAGACACCACAAGAGACACATTTTTTAAGAGAGAAGTATTCACACATTAGATGGTTGGCGAGTAAACTTGCTGCTAAAACATTTGGCGACAAGATACAACAAGACGTTAAACAAGACACGACAATAACTGTGAGTTGGGGAAATCCGAATGATATGGTTGAAGCTAAAAAGATTGTGGAAGAAGTACAAACAACATCTGTACCGAGCTTATCAAATCAATAATTAACCAAGTTGGTAATAACTATTGACAGATTGGTAATGCTATGTTATTCCTTAGTTGAATGAAAAACAAAGGAGTAAAACATGGGAAATAGAGCTGTGATTGCTTTTGTTAATGACAAAGGTAAACAAGATAAAAATAGCGTTGGTATCTATCTTCACTGGAATGGTGGTAGAGATAGTGTCGAGGGTTTCTTACAAGCTGCTAAAGATTACGGATTAAGATCTGGATCTTATGGCGTTGCAAGATTAACTCAAATAATTGCAAATGGCTTAGGCGGTACTTTAAGTCTTGGAGTTGATCAAGTTAAAAATCTTGATTGTGATAATTGGGACAACGGAGTTTATTGGGTTGATAAAGAGTTTAACATTGTTGCCAGAGAGCATATTGAGAAGTACGGATTAACTGCTGGTACTTTTAAAGAGCAGCAAGAATACAAGTTAGCTGACTTTGTTAAAGATCTGAAACAAGATAATGATCAGTTCTTTCAAGCTAAACATTAAGTAATAATTTACAGAGCCAGGTTTAGTAGAGATACTTGCCTGGCTTTGTTGTATTTAGCCTGGACTACCCTGGTTTCTCCGTGTTTCTGTACTGGCGGCCAGCATCCTCGGGTGCGCGTATGAGTTCGAACAAAACAAGAACATTGGCTGGTAACTCCCTGGTTACTCTCTGGTTTAGTATAGAATTGTTGATTAACGCTAATAGTTGGTAAGATATAGATCTACGACCCATGTTTACTGCATATAGAACAAGAACATTGCAAGAACATTTGATGGGGTACCCCCGCAAATGGGCCGCATAATCTTAAGTATATGTAACTTGGGAGTTCAGCACACAGACACAGACAGACAGACATTATGGTTAAAAAAATACATCAAAATAAAACTGGCGGATTAAGCGAAAGAGGCAGAAAATTTTTTAACAACAGAGACGGATCTAATTTAAAAGCTCCAGTTAGCTCTGGTACTGGGGGGAGGCGTGTATCGTTTGCAGCGAGGTTTGCTGGAATGCGTGGCCCCATGAAAGATGATAAAGGCAATCCAACTAGAAAAGCTCTTGCTCTAAAAAAGTGGGGGTTTAGTTCAGTAGCCGCTGCCAAAAATTTTGCTAACAAAAATAAGAAAACTGCATAATGGATAACAAAATAAAAAACAAAATGATAACTGCAATGGTATTCCTGGCCGAAGATACAAACGGCATGGTTATCCATTTAAACGGATTTGATAATCCAAAGCACGCAAATACTTTTGTCAAAAAATTAATGAAGAATAGTGGGATCGAGTACAACTCAATATTAGATATGGTTGATCTACCCACATTACACTAGGAGGAAGAATGGAAAAAATAATTAACGAAGTACAACACTATTTAAAAGAGCATAAGAAAGTAGTCGCTGGCGTTATTGTTATTCTAGTAATTGCTATAATTTTATAATGCACATCCAGATACCT